ACGCTATCGACTAGACATGACTGAACAGGAGTTTCTCAACAAGGTAAATTCCAAGCTCTCCGACATGGTAGCAGACTCACTCAACACTCTGCATAACAAACTCGATGAAATACCTCCACAGAACCTTGCCTATGCAGTGGCAGTACTCATGGACAAGTTCCTTACAGTCTCAGGAAGGCCATCAAACATCACTGCATCAGCAAATGTAACCCTTGGTGCATCAGACATGTCCCCGGATCAAGTACGCTCAATCCTAAAAGGGGCAACCAAAGAAGTAAAAAAACAACCCACCAAAGCATCAGAGGATAAAGTAGTAGACATCACTCCAGATGACTCCGCTCAATAAACAAATCATTGCCCTTCGCAAAAAAGGTCTGACCTTTAACCAAATTGCAAAACAACTTCTATGTTCAAAATCTACTGTATCCTACGCCCTTCGTAAAAAAACAAGGGATATCGCAAAACAAAAGGAAAGTGATAAGCCATTGTACGAACGAAGATTAAGCAAAAAAGTATTCAGATTCAAAAATCCAAGACCTCCAATTAAAGACAAGCCTGCCTGGTATCTTAGTAATTCACCAAGGCAAATCTCAAAATCAATCTCCACAAAAGCTTCAACATTTCAAAGAACTATGACGTTTAACTATAAAGATGTTTATGCAAAGTATGGTGACCACTTCCCTTGCGCACTTACAGGTAGACCACTTGAGTTTAATGAACCACAAACTTACGAGTATGACCATATACTCCCCACATCGCGTGGTGGAGACAACTCAATCGATAACCTGCAACTACTCTGCCCAGAAGCAAATAAAGCAAAGGGTATGATGACTGATGACGAATTTAAGGATCTATGCAGAGAAGTAATTATCCATGCTGGATACAAAATCTATAAGCCAATCGATAAATAACTCTTTAAGGTATTGTGACGGGGGCTTGTTGTGCTTCTGGTTAGTTCGCATCACCTGCTTGGTAATCACATAAAAGCCAAGCACCTCCCCTTCCCCCTAGTAAATCGAGTACCACACTCCATACCTACCAGCCAAACTACAACCACCACACAACGCCCTACAAGCTCTTGCATGGGGGTATGGGGGTATCAGGTATGGATTGTATGGGGGCGTGGAGGTATGCCCCCACATCATAACCATGCGCAAGCAACGCCCCACTCTGGGGGCATTATTGCAAAAAAAGTTATGCAGGGGGTAAACATAATATAGAAAGAACGCAGGCGCGCACGCACACCCCCGCCCCCCCGGGTACGTGCCTAGCGTATACGCAAACACGCGTCTTTTTAGAGCATGATTTGCACTGTTTGTCATTACTAGTGACGACCACAACCCCTTAAACACTAGGGTTCTAGCTTGCGACGTGGCAAAGTTGCAAGATCGCACGCAAACAGGAGCTGGTATCGCTTGGCATGGTGGAACGAGATTGCAAGCTTGCCAATCTTGCACACAAACAATGATTTGCTTTACATGTGTAATGCAAAAATACGTCACTATCGAGTAATGCTTTTTATTGCAAGTTACTTGCATTAAGGATTCCATGCTACCACGCCACAAATTCCCATGCCACCACGCCACAAGTCCGGCAAGATTCCATGCTACCAAGTTGCAAGATTGCTTGTAATTATTTTGCAAGAAAGTTTATAGCGTTGCGCCAAATTGCCATGAAATGGCAACGGGCGGCATGCTACATGGTGCATGTATACTAGCTTGCAATGCATTTTCTTAGTTGAGCGTCAAAAGACTACATTATGCATTTTGGTATTTGACTTGTGTCCATGCTTGTGTTTTTCTGTATGAATCCAAGCGATGTTACTCGCACTTATTAATACTAAAAATACTACATATGAAAATTACTACAAAACTACTTGATGATAAGGTACACACCTTAAATGTATTACTTGGACGTCCATTGACTCCTTACAAAGAAGACAGACAAGGTAACCTACTTAAAGGTGTTCATGGACAAGTTATACCATGTGCAAATCACTTCATGATAGATAACTCATACGGTGGCGTACGTCTTGATGAAATGGCTAAAGGGGGTGGCGTTAATGTTATTCTTGATCGTTCCACTAAGCGCGAGCTATGCGATCAAATCAATGCAATGATCAAAGGATATCAAATTGGCATTGCGTAACCTACAAACAACTAAATTTACCATACAATGCAATACGACATTTCAATCATCATCTTAGCACCATACGCCATCCTAGGCGCTTGGATAGCAATTCAAACACTTAAAGCAAAAAGGAGAAACTAGCATGAACCACGCAGCAAAACTCTTTCCAATCGCCTTGTCTCGCTTGATTGAGATAGGCGAGAAAGCGAGGAAACAGAGAGAGCAAGGGGATCGTGCAGGGCGTGTGGCACGGCCTCGCGGAGCGAGGGCATGCAAGCAAGCTACGCGCAAAGAGAAACAACTTACATTACAATTACAAACAAGGATATAATTATGAATATTAAAGAACAATTACAACGCTATGCATCAAAGAAGATCCAACTAGGCAGGCTAAAGGACAATGAATTACTTGATGCATGTGATTTGCATGACTTAGGCCTTACAACTTTAGGTAAAGGCAAGATCATAACATTAACCGAAAAAGGTACTAACGAACTAAAAAAATTAGAGGAGGCTAAATAATGAAGCAAATATTGATGGAATTAACTATAAAACAATGGGAATCAGATGAAGCTCTCAAACCTTACTTGGATGAGGCAAAAGCATTTCTTTCAGTCTCACCAAGCGGAGCTTTAGGGCATGACTCTAAAGCAATTAAGGACATTGCTAGTATGCTAGTTATTAACCAACTAAAGAAACTACAGGAGGCTAACTAAAATGAATTACCCATACGAAAACACAACCCACGGAACAATTGAAACGCTTTCCAAGATTGAGAAAAGATTGAAAAAAGAAAAACAATTAATGGGGGAAATGAACGATAAGCTTTTCCAATTAATGGAAGATATTGTTAAGAAAAAAAACACAATTCATGACATGGAAAATCATATTGAATGGAAATTTGAACTTAAATAATTAAAGGAAGTTACCACATGAGCAAACAAGATAACAACTCACTACTCCCAAAGCTCGCCATGGGCATGACGCTATTCCTGGCGCTCAAGTTTGGCACGAAAGTGCTTGCATGGATCAATAAACTAAACAAGAGAAATACTAACTAAAATATACTATGAATAACACACTAAAAACAATCCGTGATCTTTCTGATAACGCTAAAAATCTTTTTACTAAAATCTTGATCGAAGGTGATCTTGCTCGCAAGTCAGATTTCGACACGCAAGAAGGATGGGAAGAGCTAGTCGAAGAGGATTTGCTGAACTGCTGGGCAGATGATACTGAAACAGAGTTCTGTGAAATTGGAAACCAAGCATAATAAAAGGAGAAATACTATGACTAATTTACAAAAAGCAATTGAATCAATTAAACTTCACCAAGAACCTGGTCACTTACCATCAAATGATTTGGTGGTAGCAACTGCAAATGAGTTTGGTGTTGAGCCGGATCTTATCATGCTTCCTTTTATCAATGAGGAAAATGCAAGACCAATCAAATCACTTACCATTGGAGAAATGGCAGAGAAGCAAGGTAAAGATGGCAAGCGTGCAAGAAGGTTCTTGCGTAGTGGCATGGACACCAAGCTTGATTACAATGAGCAAGTGCAGAATCAAGCAATTGGAAAGGATGGAGTGCCAGCATGAGTGCAATAGAAGAAAAACAAGGAGAAACAGAAACTTATTTTGTCAGTTGGAGAAAGGTTGAAGCGAATGGAGTAATCTCAAGAAAAGATACATGGGAAACAAAAGCAAAAAGTTTTCATATCGCTTTCGATACTTGCCAATATGATTGCCATGAGTTTGTGTGTGCAAAACTTAGGAGTGAATCAGACCAGAGATTTGAAATTTATAAAATCAAACGCTTTGATAAAAATAACAATCTTACAGCCGTGAGAAGATATGATTACCTTGGTTGTATTACAGAAAGCTGGAATATTGATCCAACAAAACCAAAAGCACCACCTTTAAAAAAGCAGATTCAAGAATCAAGAAAACGTTCGGCAAAAAGGAGAAACTTAAACTTTACCCCGTTACCCCTTTAAAAGCGTTTTGATTGTATGACATGAGTAAATACCCTCATAATTAATCAAAACGCTTTTTTGATGCCTTCCTGAGCTTCATATGGCATCATATGTATGACAATGTAGTCTCATAAATCCTAGAATGGATTCTTTTGATGTAAAGTAGGCTCAGGTTCAAGTGAAGAGAAACGCCCGGTTGGTTTGGTAAAGGTTAGCTTAGTTGCACGCACCTCTCCATTCCTGTTCTTTGCAACATTGCAAATAATATTATCCTTGGTTGGATCTACTTCTTTTTCTCGATGCATGAGTAATACACAGTCTGCATCTTGTTCTATGCTTCCACTCTCACGCAAGTCAGAGAGCATGGGATTTCTGTTAGCACTTTCTAGCGCTCTGTTAAGTTGAGAAAGGGCAAGCACAGGAACTTCGTACTCCATTGCAATTGCTTTCAATGAACGAGAAATGTGGCTTACCTCTTGCACTCGTGAGTCATGCCCAGGTGAAGAAAGCAGTTGCAAGTAATCAATGACTACCAAACCAAGCTCACCTTCAAGTCTTTGCTTGGCAATGAATGCAGAGATTGACTGCATGGTTGCTTGGTTATCATCTTTGAATGTAATTGGCCATGACTGCATAGCTTGCACTTGCTTCTCTAATTTTTGTTTATGTCCGGGTTGCAAGAATCCCTTGCTTGTAGGTTTTCGTACTCCGCTTGCATTGGATAAAAGTCTACCACAACATTCTGACGATGACATTTCCAAGCTTGCATAGCTTGCACGCAGGCCACGCTTTGCAGTCTCGTATGTCATTTGTATTGCAAGTGCAGACTTCCCTACTCCTGGGCGTGCTGCAAGGACATACAAGCTACCTTTCTTGAATCCACCTCCAAGAATAGCATCAAGCTTGGGTAGTCCTGTACTAATTGCTTGTGTACCTCCTGCATCCACTTGGAGAAACTCTGCAAATGCTTCCTTGCTTGCTGCTCCACAACTTACCACGCCCTTTCTTTGACTGAGTGACTTTGCAATGGTATTTACAAATGTCTGAGAAATCTCTTCTGCAGGCTTGCTTGCTTTAAGATCATCATTCGCTTGATACAAAGCACGCTCCACGCATCTTGTATTACGATGGTTAATTAATTTCTCAATATATCTTTCAATTGAACCACCACCATACTTCTCAGATAAAAACAATATCTCATCTTTCAAGTCTGCATGTTCAATGATTAAATCAATCTCGTTGCATGGACTGAGTCGCAAGCACGATTCAAATATCGTTCCACGATCCAAGCTAGAAAAGTCATCTTTGGTAAGTGCTTCTCCAGCTTGTGCAGTTGCTACTCCACTCTCATCATGAAGCATGGAAGAAAGAACTGCTTGCTCTGCTAACTCGTAATCAATCATCAGGGTGTTTCATGGTAACATCGAAATTTAATCCATGAGTTGAAACAGAATTATCTACGACATTATCATAGCCTCCATCATTGAGCCATGAGTTTGGATGTTTTGCATAATTTCCTTTTTCACGAAAATGTTGATTGTATTTATCTGCAACTATCTTTGGATCAAGTTCTGCAAGTGCATCCCAATTCTGTCTGATAGTCTTGACCACGCGTCTTGCAAATTGCTGGTTTTTACACACTTCCCAGAATGCTTGAAACCATGCATGAGTTTCCTCTTTTTGAGTTTCCTTTTTAGAGGGTGTTGTATTACAACACAATATATCTTTAGATATATTTATATTATCTACACACGCGTGTACGCGAGGATTGTAAGACGGGGGTATTACATTGGCATTTTGCAAAGTAGGTGCAATGAACTGTGAAATCGCTGCTTTTACGACCTCAGATTTGTTCATTCCGGTAAGCTCGCAAAAGGTCATTAATCTTGCATTTGCAATCTCATTTAATCGGAACGATGTGGAGTAACTTTTTGCTTTTTCTTGTTCTTCTTCTGACATAATTTTATCCTCCAATTATTGCTATTAACCAGGCAAAAATCATCCATACCCAGGTGATAACTGCTGCGATAAACATGGCAGTAAATATTATTTTATTCATTATTTTATTAAGTGTTTGCATTGTGCGTGTTTGTATTTGTTTGTAGTATTTGATCTCGCATAAGTGTTCGAGAGGAGTATTTTTTTATGGTTTCTACGGGTATAAGGTATGCCTTTTTTGGTTGGGTATCACCCTTCCCTGTGAAGATCCGCAGGGGTGGATTCTTCTCCACAATTAAGTCTTTTAACTTCCTTGGAGCTATAAATATAAACTCCGATTTTGTGTCAAAGATGCACCAATCTGCGGTTGTTCCCATAAGCCCGGATGGCTTGCCATACATCTCGATTTCCACCACGAGGTTGCCAGAGTAATGCGCCTTCCAATCTTGTTTTACTTCGTATCCTTCCTTGGTATTAGCCAAGAAGAAATCAAAGCCTGTGAACTTGCCTGGTATGGGTATGGGCTTGTGTCCAAGAGATTGAAAGAACGCAATTAACTCGGCCTCTCGCAGCTTGCCAATGTTAAGACTCGTGTCGAACTCACTCATGGACACTCCTCTTCCGGGACTCCATCTCGATGCTCAATGTCCCCTGTTAACCACTCTTGCATACCGCACAGGTAAAACCACAAGTCCATGACCTCATCTTTGGCACAATCAATGTGTTGTCTTAGTTGCATCTTCATCATTCCTTTATCCCCACTTGCATTATGTTCTTCAATTCCAGCTAAAAACTTCTTGCGAGCTTTTACCCTAAATTCGTTTAATGCATGTTCCATTAACTTCTTATCTTTTAGTTGCGAACTATTCATATTACTTTGTTACCTCTACCCACGTCTCTTCCTCTTTGTAGGTTTTGACTTTTTCCTGACTGACTTCGAGGGTGATGCTCGTTGGGTCATCTTCTGGTATAATTTCAGCACCCCGGAGCGAATCAACGAGGTACTTGACTCCCCCAACGAGGTTGTCTGGATCACAGATCCTGACTCGTTTTGAGATAATGCGGACTCGATGGCGATCATCGCCTCCTTCTGCATTTCTCTCTTCTCTTTTACTCGAGCCCACCGATTCATACCTAGTAGTGTGTTCAAGGAAGGGGTTCGTTTCTTGACGCACAGTGTTATCTTTTCTCCCTTTTCCATTAGTTGGCATCTATGTTCTTTCCTACCAGGTTAATCTTTTCTGCCATCTCCCGGTCACATTCAAGCATGTCCCTCACTGCACGGCAGGTGTGGGAAATGTTGCTATGATTACGATCAAACACCTTGCCAAGTTCTTCCACCTTGTACCCTTGCTTGCGACTGTAGTAGATCGCACATTGGCGTGCCAATGATACATCCTGTGTACGCTTCCTACTTTCAATCTCTGCTACACTCACGCCAATCGTGTCTGCACATATCTGCTTTATTTTATCCACATCAACCATGCAGTCACGGGTAGTCATAATAGTAATGTCAGGATCACTTACATTATTCATATCCTCACCTGCCAATGTAGCCACTAACTGTTTCATTGCTGCATGGAGCACCACAACCGCGCCATCAAAATTACCAGATGCCATATGTTCTTCGGCATAGCCCAGCACTTTATCCATCTCATTTATTTTCAATCTATTAGCCATTCTGTTGAATCCCTTCCTTCGGTTTTTAACCATTTGTTAATTTCTCGTTTGTCCCATGCAAATCCACGCCCACCTCGGCATGTCATGCCATCAATGATGTAACATGTGAATCCTTCATCAGCATGAAATTGATCCAAGGATGTTTGCGATTTGTAACCCATTAATTTGAGTGCCTTCTTGGAGGTGATAAGGTGTTTCTTTTTTCCTTGATTCCTACCCATCACGCTGACTTCTTTCCCTCATTTTCCCAGCGCAAAGCAGTAGAAAAATCAACCATGTCGATCAGTGATTTATTCCCGATCTTCTGCCCTACCACTTGGTGCTTCTTGATTATCCTGTGGGCATAGCTCCTACTCACGCCAAATCGTTGGGCAAGTTGTGAAATAGATAAACGATTCTTTGCATATAGAGTCCCAAGGTTTAGCGTTTTAACATCATCACTGTATCCGGGCCATACATCAGTCCGTAAGCATTCACCATACAACTTGATTGCTTCAAGCACTCGTGGGATCTCCTTCTCGATGTCTGCGTTTTCCAATGTATAGCAAGCAGTTGCAAATGGTGCAGTCTTCTCGACCACCAAGAATACAAACTGCTTAGGTCTTTCTCCCATAGCTCGCAATGCAGTCATGTAAAATGCTGCCTGGAACGCATAGCCAAATTGGCGTACGCTTTTCGCAAATCCTTTCTCACTTGCATCTAATGTAGTTTTAAGATCAAGCACCATTCCATTCTCGCTATTGTACAGGTCAGGACGCACCTTGCAGGCCGTGCCTTCGACCTCGAAGAAGCCTGTATGTTCAACCTTACTTGCCGGATGATATAGCATTTCCATCAACAATGGATGTTCTCGTGCTGATCCAGCTACATCCATGCACATATTATAGTCAGCAGGTGGTAACCAACGCTTATTTGGTTCTGCTTCTTCCATTAATTCAAATGCTTCTTTGTACGCTTTTGTTCTGCTTGAATTACCATCAATCTCAAGTGGCTTGCATCCAAACTCAATGTCTGTAAGTGCAGGTTCAAGTGTAGCAGTATGTACTAAGCTACCATTTAATAATGCTGGTGTGCTTGGCGTGGGGAACTGCATCGAATGCTTCACCTTTGCCGGGCAAGAGCCGAGCAATTGTCTTGCTCGACTCGAACCCAACGCAGTATCCGAATGATATTCCTCGTTACTTATGTTAGGACGTAACATCAGAATGGCGCTCCGTCTTCATCCACTTCAGCAGCAGGGGGTGTAAACTCTGCAAAAGGATCTCCACCATCAAATAATGCCGGAAGGTTAATGCGCTTTAATTCTGCCTTGGCAATTGCACGAATGTCCTCGTCCATCTTCTTGATAGGCTTCGGATTCATTGCATAGGTTGTATCCAATCCCTCGCCATTTCGTACCACACTAAGGTCATACTTCCGGCAATCTCCCCAGTCTTCATCCTGTGCAAGCTGCAATAATTCTGCTTGTAGTTTTACCTGAGTAAGCTCCAAGATTTGAACCTTGCTTTCGTTATAGTTGTAAACCACGAACGCATAAAAGTTGCGTGGCTTATCTGCAAACGCCATTGGTGCTTGTGTACCTTCAGCCCATCTCACCGGACGTTTCTTGCCATCCTCTTCTGTCCATCCCAGCGTTCCATGAATAAAGCCTGGAGTCGGCTTGTCATCTGATGCTCCAATGATACGAAACTTATTTTCGCCTTGCGTGAACCTTAAGTAGTTTCCACTACCACCACCACCCTCCGAAGGTGCTTTTATATTATTAGGTAAGAATCCCATATTTTATTTATTTACTATTTTTGCGTGTTATGTATTGACAAGTAGTCTTGTGTGTCCTTCTGTGTGTTTTATGCCACAAAAACCCAACCTCACTAGACCCGTATCAATACGTTTAAGTCCGTCCGTACGGAAAATTGTTAAATCCCTCTCTGAAGACACTGGTCTTCTTCAAGCCCAAGTGTATGACTTGATCCTTCGGGCAGGCACGGAAGCGATTGCAAAGAATAATATGCAGTTCCAGATGCCTCTTCACTTTGAGTTGAAGAAGTAAGGTTATTTAATTGTTCTATTAAGTCTGCAATGCAGACTGTACTAGGGCGGTCGCAGAAGATTTCTACTGTGCCGTCCTTTTTTTGTGCCATCTCAATTCCGTTAAATACTATTGTGTAGTTAGGTGTAGTCATTTGTAGTCTTTAATTATCGTTTTTTACCGCCATTTTAAATTAGAAGTTTAAATTAGGATGCCTTTAATTGAGGTAATCCTGAGTAGATCCGATCCGTGATCTTCGTATCTGCGTGACCCAACGCTTTACTCGCTGCATAGATCCCATCACTACGCATTATCCTGTGACCACAGTACTTACGAAGTAAATGTATTCTGTAAGTCTCCTTCACTGCACACTCGTTCTTTAAGAATGAGTTGAATATTTCTCGAAGGAAGTACCCAGGTGCATCCAACACCAATGCATCGGATGCTGCCCCACCACGAAGGTCTTGGATTAAATCCCAATAGGTTGGGTCAGTTGGTCTGTCCTCAAAGTCTGTAGGCTTTGCACGCTTGATGCTCTTAGGTTGCCAGACACGAATCAATTTATTGCCATCTAGCGTTGAATAAAAATCACTCCACTTAATCCGCTTCATTTCGGATCTACGTAAACCAAGTCCATACCCAAGCAAGAATGCCATGTAGATACTTGGTCGCTCAAATCGAACTTCCTCGCACTTTGCAATGATGCGATCAATCGCATCCGTGGGGATGAATGCCTTCACGCCAATTGGTGCAACCCGGTGTGCAGTCCAATTAGAAAAGAAGCGAGCTTCGATACCCACGCTCACATAGTACTCGCACATATTGCGACTGAACAAACTCTTCGCACGGCGCAAGCGTTCCTTATGCTCCGGAAATACCTGTGCGTAATGCGCTGGTAAAGTAAGATTATACTTCGGATGTGTGCCACCTAAATACCGGGTATCCATATCCTCATTCATTTCCAAGTCTTTTAAAACCAAACGAAATATTCCAGCACAAGCTTTCATTGTTTTGTAACTAGGTGGCGTGAAATTCACTGCCTTGCAGTCAAGATAGTTATAGATTAGTTCACTTATCTGCACAACGCGCAGTGGAGGCGCTACGAAGTCAAGTACTATGGGGGTATTAGTCATTCTAAAAGTAGGTAATTTTGGGGAACGTTGTTCTAGGGAGCGACTTGGCGTTTGTAAAGCTTGATTATTCATAAGGTTATTTTTGTATAGTATTTTACTTTAGTTGTTGTTTTTTACTATTACTACCTAAAGGTTTAAGTGCTTCCTCTTGCGAGTGACAGGCACACCCCTTTAAACAGTGATGTATTCCGTAGACGATATGAGCAGTAAAGGACAATAAATTGCGTGTCAACCCCTGTTTTACTTTTCCTTAATAAAAATGCTTAGTGCAAAAAAAAGCCACCCTTTCGAGTGGCTTGCGCTGATGTCCCCACCAGCATACTAAAAGGGATACTACACCCTTGAAGATTAAATATTACTTGGAGTTGTTTGTTTTGTCAAGTCCTCCAAGGTATCGCCAATAGACAATATCCAAAGGAGATCCTTGCAACAAGTTACCTTTATATTCTTTACCACTAAGTAAATCATCCAAGTCTTTACCGCCTCTATCAAACACAGTCATTGGCGGTAGCATAGACTCTAAAATTGCCTTACCAACACCTTCTCTTTTTGCCTTATATGCAAGGTAACGATTTATACCAAGAAGTTTCAATGCATTGTCTGCAAGTAAATCATTTTTCTTTATCGGTCTACCATACATTAAATCTTTAATAACATCTGTTCCTGCGTTAGCTGCTGCAAAAACAAATGCAAGACCAAGAATTTTTTCTACTCCTTTAACTGCGGATTTTGCTGCATCTGATTTCTTGCCTTGGCTATATAATAGCTTTGCCTTTTTTATATCTCGACTTCCTGCTTCACGGAACACATCAAATTGTTTTAGCGTAAAGGATTTAAGCATGTAAGCAATACGCATGTTACCACTTGTGTTGTAGTACAGTGGCATCTCCCCTAGTGTTGCCGGATTAAGATCCAAGAACTTATACCATATTAATTCCTCAACAGATTTGGGTAAATCTTTGCTTGCTGGATTACTTTCTTTTAATTCCTTGATCATTTGACCTGCACGATCTATTCCAAATACAGGTGCAAGTTCATCACGCAAACCAACTGCATCTTTTTGCGCTTGTGTCTTATACTTTTTCCACGATGCATTCATGGTAGTATTCTTACCAAGTTGATCTAACCTTTTCAGTTGTGTGAAAGTAAACACTTTATCTAGTACATTACTAATTCCATCTGTACTTGTAACAGCATCAATTGAGCTATCACTCAAACCAAAATGTTTAACAAAATCGAAGTTATCTTTACTGTTAAACAATGTTTTAAAAGTGTTATCAAATCCATTGAAGTGTAATGAATATGCAAGGTCACCTAACTGGGTAATGGCAGATCCAAAGTTACCCATGACTGCAATGTAGTTTGCATTCTTAACACCTTGAAAAAATGGACTGACAGTTTTGCTATTAAATCTACCTCTGATTACTTCTTTTAGTTTATCTATGTCATCTTGGCTTAGTTTATTCTCTTTTCTTAAACGATCTGCTAATGCACCTACCATATCTTCGGACACCTCCATTCGCATACCTAAGTCTGCATTTACTTGATCCTTGCTACCATCAAATCCAACTTGATTAGAAGGTGTATTTGGTTTTCTTAATAAAAAGTTTCTACGCTCAGTTGCTTGTACCATGCGTTGCACATAGTCATTAAGTGCGTCTGCTGGATCTGCATAGGCATCAAGCATCTTTGGTGAAACGCTTTCAATAGTACGCATTTTAACATTACCAGGGGTCATGCCACTTGCCTGTGGAGTACGAAGTGCCTTACTTACTACTTCAGCTGCTTCATCAGTAGGTATTGCATCTCGGCTGCTTATATTATTTTTTGCAGCGTATTCATCTAAGGCTTTATCTAGTTCTGTACGTATTCCGCCCAAAGCTTCTTCTTCATCTAATGTCTTTCTAAAATGATTGTAGTTCTTAATTTTACGCGGAAAGTACGCTTCAATATAACCAACATCAATGCCACCTCTTTGTCGTGCATAGTCTCGTAAATCATCTAACGATTTACGCATCTCGTCCATTTCTTTGTAAAAAACTTGCGGTGCATTTGTTCCTAAAATTTCATCAGATATTTTTGTATACTCTCCATTAAGCAAATACTGCTTAAATAATCTTTGCTTGTTAGGATTGTCCTTCAATCTTTTTGTCATAGATACGATGAACGGAGACACTTTATCCATATACTCACGAGTCTTTGTTGCAATCTGTCCTTCGTGGTTTCTAAATACCGCAGGAAGTGCTTCATTAATACCTTTTAAAGTTCGGCTTAGTGGTTGTAATGAATTACGCACAAAGTCTTGCGCTGATAACATAGCCTCTTTTAATTTGCCTGGAGGAGTGTAAGGATTCCTGTCTAATGTCTGGTCTATTTTTGCAGCTTTTATTACATCTGGTTCTACTGCACTTGGGTTTGCTTTAGCTTCTGCATTTGCACGCTTGAATGCTGCGGTCTTTTTATACTTTCTAAATTGCCTACCACCCATACTTCCAAAAAGCAAAGCAAGAAGCATAGGACTAAAGCCAGCTTTACTCATTTCGTTTTCCTCGTCATCCGTAAGCATAGCTAGTTCTGCTGCTCCTCCAGCACCTACTAAAAGTCCATACTCACGAGTCATACCTTGCTTTACATTCTTAATAAACTTCTCGTAGTTACTACCAAGCTTATCATCTGCCATCCTTTCAACTTTACTTGCCGGGCCTGCATCTTTCATGGGACGATCCGTAAAGTTCATTGCCTTAGTTGGTTGGTCTGCACCACCTTGGTTACCACGCATGGCATCCTCTAAATCAAGGACATCCATCTTATTACGTTTAAGGATTCGTTTAAGGTCTGCCTGTAGTTTTGCTCTTTCTTTTTTAGCACCTGTTCCTTTGCCAAGCCTGCTATCTAAAATAGCTTGTCTTTGTTTTATGCTATTGAGGGCATCAGTATCTCCAATCTTCTGCACACCAAGATTTACCTGACTATTCAAACCTTTAAATATTTCGTCTTGTTCTGCGAGTTGGACATCAAATGCATTTTGTAATTCAGCAACTTCCTTGGTTACCTCTTGCCCCTTTAATCGTGCAACCTTTGCGACTTGTCCTTCTGCTTCGAGTAGTAGTTTGTTCTCTAACCTTTGAACCAAGTCTTCTGCGTATTGTGTTGTATCTGTAATATCAATTACAACATCACTTCCTGTCCTTGGTTGAGGTAGTCCAGGTTGTACTTCTACATCAAGTCCTTCTTGCGCAACTTCCCTTAATCTACGTGGGCCAAGTGCATTGATTATTGGTCTACCCACTTCAAAGTTTTCTGCACCACCTGCTTCGTCTACTTTTTCCTTAACTTTGTTTACAAGCTCCAACCGGGTCATCCCCTCGGTTGCTTCTTCAACTAAGTTATCACTTAGATACTTTGCTTCGATTGCACCTAATCCACCACCAAACACACCACCAAAAAGGAGTGTAGTTGCAATCTCTTCCTGTGTTGGTGCGCGGTCTTCATCAATGTATGTTCTTGCTGCAAGTTCTCCTGTTGCTAGACCTGCACCCTGTGCTGCACGTGTTGCAGTCTTTGCTACTGTACCCATATTAGCGAGTTTGCCTACAGGTACTGCACCAAATACAGTTGCAGCACCAAGTTCTCCTAGTCCAATATCATCTTGTAAACCTCTGCCTATGCGATATTGTTGAGATAAATAATTGCCTAATGCAGATCCGGCTGCACCACCTGGTAAGCCTCCGTATATTCCACCAAGAATTGCAGGCAAAACTTCTGCTCCAATGATAACCGCAGTCTCCATTCCTGTTTGTGGTGCTTCACGATAAAGTTCTCGTGTTGTTCCACCAAAAGAATAACTACCAGATGGATCTAATGCACCTTGTGTATCACCAAAAGAATAATTTTGATTAGGGTCTAACATTATCTGCTAAAGTTTGGTACTTGAGGCACTCCTATTGTTGTGCCTGGTTGATCAAGCATCATCATGTCCTCTTGCCCAAGTGGCATACTTTGTGGATTTGTTGGTGTATTGTTTTTACTTTGTTTTTGAAATTTTAACATTTCACCAACAGTTGTTATTCCTTGCGCACCAGTGTCATTGTTTGTGTACGGGATTGGAGTACTTAGTGTCAGTTGAGACAACTCTTCTTTTAATGTATCTTCTTGAAGTTGCAGTCCTTTAAGTTGATCTGAAACAAGAGGCGCATAATCATCTGGATTTTCCTTGTACTCTGAATAAGGGATTTCTTTTTCTTCAGCATTAAATCCTGTGCCAAAAGTTCCTGTAGTCTTAACTTTAATTTTTGTATTATCAATCTTTGGTAACAGTGTACTTATTTCAGAATATCTTTTTTCTAAATCTTTAGGAACAGGTGCATTAATGTTATTTTGTTTAAGTAACATACTGAGAGAAGCAGCCTTTCTGTAATCAATCTGGCTTTGTATATTTTTTCTACCAAGTGCCATATCATCTTTTACATACGCCTCTTTAGTTTCTAATGTATTTGCGGCTGACTTTTTTGCCCTTGCGTCTGATTCTGCACCACTAACTACACTATCTTTTGTTAATTCAGCAATATCTTTACGCAGTCTAGTGTTATCATTTGATAATTGTTGCGTCAGTTGTGATAGCTTAAATGCAGACTTTTTCATTTCTCGATCCTCTTCCGCTTGTTTTTGTAGATCAACTTCATTGATCGTTGCCATTGCACTGTCTAGTCTTTGTAAGCCTTTTAATCCAAGTTCACCGCTTGCAAGCTTTTCCATATCAATTGCATTCTTCTTATCATAATCCTCATCACCTGACATTGTTAGGCGTTGTGCAATACTTGGATCTAACTTCAAACGATTCTCAATTTTATCAGTTATCTTGCCCTGCTTCTCCTTATTAAGCCCATACTGCTGAATCATGCCTCCAATCTGTTGCCCCATATTGGCATACATTTGGCCTTGCGCACGCCCGGCTTCCATGATGGGTCGAGTATCGACCCGTGCTAACGCTGATCCGTAATTTCCGCTAAAGAATGGTTTTCTTGCCATAATATTTTATCTCCTCTTAACTGAATAATTTTCCAAACCCACCAGCAGCACCTGCTCCACCTAGCAACCCACCACCAAGCGAACCAAGTCCACTAAATATACCAGCAGTCTTAGTTGCATCTGCTCCTACTTGAGCGTTGTACATATTGGCTGCGTTAGTCGCTTGGTTCTGTATGAATCCAAGACCACTCTCTGGGTTGAGATATTGTGGTGCTGAGTTAAGTCCGTAGCCAGCTTGTCCAAATACAGACTGTCCGGCTTGTAAGCTTCCTCCTCCTCCTCTGCCCAACACTGCTTGGAATGGATCGAGGGTAGATGAGTCTTCTAATGCTGCAAGTCCACCAGCAGCTTGGATATAACCAAGAATACCAGACTGTGTGAGTTGTTCGTTTAAGCGATCCGCATCCATTTGCGAACCTGTCTCAAATTGGTAATTTGAAATTTGGTTAGCTAAGTTGTTTAGTTGAACTTGCATGTCCTCTTGCGCACCATACTTATTTGCCTCCTGGCTAAATTGCTGATTAGCCATTAATCGTTGCTGATTGAGTTGTGCCTCTGCTTGTTCTTGCGTGAGTCCAGCCTCCAATGCGGTAGCACGAGCTTGTTGGGTAAAGCCAGCATCTGCCATTGCTTTTTGCTGAGCCATGTTTGCACTTAACTGCTCCTGTCCAAGACCAGCTTGCACACCAAATTCACTTGCTCGATTAGTTGCCTGTTGGTTTGCAAGTTGTGCTTGCATGTCCTGCCCGGCAGTAAATTCACCTGCTCTATTTTTTGCTGCTTGATTTTGTATACCTGCTTGAAGCGCGCGTCCGAGATCGGACTCTTGGAAACCTGCTTCCTGTCCTAGTGCGGATTGTGCAAATGCTCGGTTTTGCATTTTGCGCTGGTTGTCTTCAGCAACCCTTGCTTGTGCTTCTGCGACTGCACCTGACTGATCGAATGTTCTGCCCATCATGGTGGATCTTGCACGTGCAGCTTCTGCAATTTGTCGTTCCTCACGATCTGTAAGACCTTGTCCAAGTGCAGCTTCTGCGTCTTTCATTAGTGCAGCACGCACAGGGTCATTCTGTAATATTTGCCCACCATCTAAACCAGCAGTTGCGGTGTATCCTGTTCCTGCAACGCCAGTAGAGGGAGTGTATGAAGTTTCTGCAGTTAATTTCGTTGGATCTGCAACCTCTGCACCTGTAAAAGAAGTATCCCCTGTTAAGTCAACTGCTGTGGTATTTTG